GGTACATCAGGATCTAGTGGAACAAGCGGAACGTCAGGATCTAGTGGTTCATCAGGAACTGCTGGTACATCAGGAACAAGTGGTTCTTCAGGTACATCGGGTTCTTCAGGAGATAGTATATTCGCCTTAACAGGTTCAGTTTGGGAAACAAATTTAAGTGTTAAGTTTAATCAACCAGTTACTGCATCAGTATTTACAGGTTCATTTATCGGAGATGGTAATGGTTTATATAACATACCAGCGAGTGGTGTAACAGGATTACAATTAGACAAGATTGCAAGTGGAGCGGTAACAGCTTCAGTAACCGCAGCAGGTTTACAAGTTAATTCTAACACATCAATCACAGGTTCATTAACAGTAAGTTCAGGTTCATTAACAAGTTTAGGCGGTGATTTATTTGTATCAGGAAACTTACAAGTATTAGGTTCATCAACAAATGTCAATATACAATCAAGTACAGTTGAAATTGGGGATAACATCATCTTAGTAAACGCTTACTCACCATTCCAAAGATACGCAGGTATCAGTGGATATGATTCAGGTTCAGCAAATCAATCAGGTTCATTATTATGGGATTCAATAAACAATGATTGGTTAACTGTTGATGGTTCTAACAATTCAAGTAAAGTAATTGGAACAACAGCTGGCACATTAGGAAGTGAAACAAGTTTAACAAGTGGAACATTCCCAATTGCATCTTCAGACAACACAATTACTGATAGTTTATTGAAATATAGTGGCACAACATTACAATTCAATACAGACAAATTCACGGTCGAATCTGTATCAGGAAATACAGTGGTTGCAGGTACATTAAAAGTATCAACTAACGGCAATGACTTGATAAGTAGTACAAGATCAAATGTTACATTCAAAAATGCTAACGACATATTTGGTGAAGTACCAACAACTGACACAAGTGATACGGTATCAACAATATTGGGTTATAAAACGTCAGATGGTAGTTTGACATTTACAAACACAATAGACGGAGGAACGTTCTAAAAAAACGTAATAAAAAAACTAAAAGGAAGACCTAAAAAATCTTCCTTTTTTTTATTCTTATTAGAAAAATAAACTATTTATAGAGTACTATGGGTATACAATTTTCAGGAGGATTAAAAATAGTCCCAAACGCATTGGGTCCGACCCCTACGCCAACACCAACTTTAAGTTCACCTAATTGTGACATAATATATAACATTTTAACAGTACCAAATTGTGATGTAACATATAACATCGTAAATGTACCAAATTGTGATATAACTTATTTAGTTAAACCAAGTTGTGATATATTATACAACATAATAACAATATAACAAATAATCTAAAATAAACAGATATTTATAAAAATGGCAACAGTAATTCAAATATTAACAACAAACTACAGTGGTGAAACTGCTCAAATAACTTTTACTCCATGTAGTGGCGGAACAATCAATTTAGGAAATCAAGTATTACCTTATAATTACGAAAGTGAAAATTATCAAGGTTCTTATAGCCTTTATTTTTCCGCATTTACAAAAACATGTACGTTTGATATACCTTGCCCAACTCAAACCCCAACTCCAACATCAACTAATACACCAACACCAACATCAACTAATATTCCGCCAACTCAAACTCCAACACCAACATCAACTGATGTCCCACCACCAACTAATACACCAACCCCAACATCAACAGATGTTCCACCGACACCAACCCCAACATCAACAGATGTTCCACCTACACCAACCCCTACATCAACAGATGTCCCACCAACCCCTACACCAACTAACACACCAACTCCAACAGCAACATTAAACGTTGACTGTTTATGTCCTAGTGGTTATGAGTCAAGTGATGACGGAAGTATTTGTTATAGAATAACAGTATCATCTCCAACTGTAAATGACACTCTACAACCTGAAGCTGGTGCTGATAATAATAACTATGGTCAATTCGGAGTTAAAATATACAACGTAGGTGATTATAATATTTCAGGTAACTCGATTAGTGGCAATTTAGCTTTTAGTGGTTTCACAGTAGTAGCTGACGGTTCATCAACAACCAATACCGAATTATTCTATTCAACAAGAATGAATGCGAATAACGTATGGGTTGCTGGAAATGCTGATTGGCCAGGACCAGATTTTGAAAATTATCCTGACTATATTAGTTTCTGTTCTACATTTGTGTTAACAGAAAGTAAAACATATTATGTGGGTATTGCAGGTGATAACGATGTTACAATTAAATTGAATGGAGCAACTATTGTTGATCAAGTAGATACTGAACCAGATACAAACTTCAAGTATTGGCATGTTTATCCTGTAACACTAAATGCCGGTCCGAATATTATTGAATTAGAAAATTGGAATAGAAGTGAAGTTGGATCATTTGCCGCTGAGATATATGATAATACACTTAGTGAGATGATTAATGCAACGGGAACCACAATGTTAGACATTGTGTTTGCGACAGGAGATTATTTACCTGGTGGTTCTAAAGAAGGTGAAGGTTTCTGTTCTAACTATACATGTCCTTCAGGATATACGTTAGATACTACAGATCCTTTAAATCCAATTTGTAAATTAATTGAAACAACTTCATGTACAAATACCACACCAACTCCTACACCGACATCAACTAATATTCCACCAACACCAACTCCTACACCAACATCAACTGATGTTCCACCGACACCTACACCAACACCTACAACAGAATCAACACCAACTCCAACATCAACAGATGTCCCACCAACTCCTACACCTACATCAACAGATGTCCCACCACCAACAGAAACACCTACACCGACACCAACTGATGTTCCACCAACACCAACATTTGATGGTTATTATTACTATTCAGTAAGACAATATGACTGTTCTAATAGTTGTGCGGTTGTTGGACCTGATTTAGCGGGTAGATCATCAACACCTTTATCTACAATTGATGGAATATTTTATAAATTTTTAGAGGGAAATGTTTATCAAATTCAAACTGAAATAACACCAGCACCAATGTCATATGATATTGATTTTGACGAAATTATTGGTTCTGATGCGGATTGTACAATTGCTTGTGGTATAACACCAACAGCAACACCGACCCCTACAGCAACACCTGTACCAACAGCAACAGCAACTCCTGTTCCAACACCAACATCGACAGATGTTCCACCAACACCAACCCCTACACCAAGTCCAATACCTTTATATAGTTACGGAGTACATACAGGTGGGACATATTTAGATCGATATACGGCGTGTCAAAATCAAACAGTTGATTCTACATTTTACAGTATAAATCCAACATTAAATGTTGGTGATGTATTATACGCAGATACGGAATTATTAAGTGTATATGTTACTGAAATTGGAAATTACTTTATAATTGAAGATGAAGAAAATAGATATGCAATAGATACAAACAACTTAGGATCAATAATTAGCATAACAAATTGTAATGATATCATTCCACCAACTAGTACACCAACCGCAACACCAACTCCTACACCGACTCCTACACCGACTCCTACATCAACTGAGGTACCACCAACACCAACACCTACATCAACTGAGGTACCACCAACCCCTACACCAACATCGACAGATGTACCACCAACAGCAACACCTACTCCAACACCAACACCAGCATTTACCTCATTTAACGGTAAACAATTTAATTCAGGAACAGGTTATAACTGTGCTTGTGAAGATGTAGGAACAAATACAGTATATTACATTAATGGTGTAGATTTAAATGCACCGTTTACGTACCTATATTCAGATTCAGGATTTACACAAACAGTACCAAATAATCATTTATATAAATTAATATCCACAGACGGATTTGATACGACAGTAATTGTTACAGTTGATGAAACGGGAGATATAACATTTGTATATGACTGTACTACACCAATAAATAGTTATAATGGTTTAAGATATCCTTCATCGGGTACAACAAGTTACTATGATATTTGCCAAGAAGTCGGAACTAATGAAGTTTTCCACATAGATTTAGGGGAATCACTTGAAGTAGGACAATATTTGGAGTCATCAACATCTTGTACATCAGCAACATCGGATTATATATATAAATTAATAGATCTTTATTCAGGTACAACTTACATAGTTACTGTTGGAGATTCAATCGGTACGATAAGTTCTATAACTGAATGTTCAACAATACCAACTCCTACACCTACGGCTACGGAGGTTCCACCAACCGCAACACCGACACCAACAGCTACGGAGGTTCCACCAACCCCAACCCCAACATCAACAGATGTACCACCAACTCCAACATCAACGGAAACACCAACTCCTACACCTACGTCTACGGAGGTCCCACCAACCCCTACACCAACTAACACACCTCCACCTCCACCACCAACGGAAACACCAACTCCTACACCTACGTCTACGGAGGTCCCACCAACTGCAACACCAACTAGTACACCGGTACCACCTACTCCAACACCAACAGATACACCAGTACCAACCCCAACACCAACACCAACTAGTACACCAACATTTAATTTCTTCTTGTATTTTAGTGATACATCAGGAGCGGTAGCATGTAATGGTGGGGACACAACATACGGACCTTATTACCAATTTACAGTTCAAGGAAACACTAATGATTTCTGTACAGCAACATTATTTACAAATGATTTATTACCATTATTAGATTATGGTGGAGTATTTTATATTAGTGATGGAACAATATCAAGAGAGGTGCAACAGTACGGAGGGTCATCAAGTACTACATTTGAGCAACACGGAACTTGTGTGGCTTGTCCTACACCAACGCCAACAGCAACTACGGTACCACCAACTGCAACACCAACTAGTACACCGGTACCACCAACTCCAACATCAACGGAAACCCCAACCCCTACACCGACAGCAACACCTGTTCCACCAACTGCAACACCTACCTCAACACCAACACCAACACCTACACCAACGGCAACGCCTGATCAAACGGCCGATTGGCAGAATAATGGATCTTTTACATGTGTTGGATGTGATAAACACAATGTTGAATTTGATTATAATCAATATTCCCCAACTTATTCACAAACAAGAACAGGTAGTCTTGTAGAATCTAACAGTACATTCTGTTATGTTGAAGGTACAAACTGTTGTGGTCAATCGACAACAGCCGATTGGCAATGGAGTGGAGATTATGTATGTGATGGATTGACCAAATATCAAGAAGAAGTGGATAATAATTCATGTTCACCAACATTTGGACAAACAAGAACTGGAACATTTGTGGAAGCTAACAGTCCATATTGTGGATATACACCACCACCAACTGCAACACCAACTAGTACACCGGTACCACCAACTGCAACACCACTACCAACTAGTACACCAGTACCACCAACCGCAACACCAGTACCGCCAGCAACATATGATTTCTATACTGCGGATGAATATGGTTGTGCGGAACCTTGTGGTGTAAGCGCTTATAATCAAATAGTCTCCTTCCCGGCGGGATCTTCGGTATCACTTGAAAGTAAATTTTATACTTGGACTGGTGGTAGTAGTTCGTATATGATTATCGCAACAACTACAGACCCTAGCGTGCCTGTACCACTATTATCGCCAGCAGATGGTCCTTATGATAACTGTACTCAAGCTTGTAATAGCGGAGGTGTATAAAATAAAATAAAATTAAAATAAAATAAAATGAATAAATACGAAATAAAAGTAACATATAGTTTACTAGATAACGAAGAAAATACAATAACAAAAATTATGACATTCTTATCACCTGGTAATACCTTAGAGGAGGCTAGGGATGCAACACAAGAAACGGCAATGTCATATATTAACAAACTAAACGGGACATTAGTTTCTATTCTTTAAAAAAACACTAAAGGAGACCATAAAAAAGTCTCCTTTTTTATTTATAACAACTATTTATCATAAGACCTACATAGGTCGTTAATCGTGATATATATCACAAGGATTTAGAACACATATATATGAGTCAGATAGTAAAACTACGTAGAAGTGCGGTCGAAGGTAAGAGACCCACCAATTCCCAATTACAATTAGGAGAATTATCCATAAACACGACAGACGGTAAAATTTATTTTGCCAAATCAGGATCATTAAGTGCATCAATTGAAGAAGTAGTTTCAACAAACGCTCAAAATACAGGTTCATTAAATCTTAGTGGTAGTTTCAATTTAATTGGAACAGAAAGTATCACAGGATCAACAAAAATTACCGGAAATTTAAGTGTAACAGGTAACACATCGTTAACGTCATTAGTTGTGTCAGGTGCGGATTCTGTTGCAAATGTATCTGCTTATGTTCCATCAAGTTCAATATATGATGTTGCCGGATTTAACACACCAAATAGAGTTGCTTCGGGTATTAGATTTAATTGGTCTAATGAGAATTGGACAATAGGTGCCGCAAGAGGTTTAACAACTGATGTTGATGGGTTAATTTTTAGTAGAAACGGAGAAAGAAACTTATTACTACATGAGAGTGGTGATATGTATCTTACGGGTGCATTAAAAGTGACTGGCGCGTTATATCTAAATGGAGAAGTGGTTGGAACAGGTAAGTTGAATGAATCGACATTCAATACATATGTTTCAGGAGCAAGCTCACAATTTGCTGGAACATCTTCATACGCTGTAACATCTTCATATGCCGTAACATCTTCACATGCTGTAACGGCCTCTTATGCTGCAAATGCGGTTGTTGTTTCTGGTATCACTAAAACATATACGGTTAGTAGTCCATCAACAACATGGTCATTTAATCACGGTTTAGGTCAGCGTTATCCATCGGTTGAAATTTATGATACTAACGGTTATGTGGTTATACCATCTGATATTCGATCTGTGGATTCAAATAACATAAACGTGTTTTTTTCAATCGCACAGGCGGGTACGTTAAGTGTTACACTGGGTGGTGCCGGATCTAGTGGTACCTCAGGCACATCAGGTTCTAGCGGAACATCAGGTTCTAATGGTTCTTCAGGAACATCGGGAACTAGTGGTAGCTCAGGATCTAGCGGAACTAGTGGTTCTTCAGGAACATCGGGAACTAGTGGCTCATCAGGTTCAAGTGGAACTTCGGGTTCAAGCGGCACATCAGGTTCTAGCGGAACATCTGGAAGTTCTGGAACATCAGGAACTAGCGGTAGAGATGGTTTAGGTGGATATACAAACACATATACAGCATCTGTAACATGGTCAGTACCTCACAATTTAAATATGAACTTTCCGGTATTAACCGTTTGGGGTACCGATAGAAAAGTGGTGATACCAACTGACATATATTCTGTCGATGCAAATAATATCCAAGTTTATTTTTCACAACCTATTGCCGGAACAATTAGTGTAATTAAGATTTTATAATTTATAAATAATTTCGTATATTGTCTTGATGATAACCAATCAAGATTTTATTACTGGTAATATTACAACCAATGCTGGTGAACCTGTTCCATATAGATGGACACATGGTGCGACAACCGAACATATGGGTGATGGATTAATTGTATATTCAATTATTCAACACATGAGAGCCAAGACTTGCGTTTGCATTGGTAGTGGCGGTGGTTTCATTCCACGTATAATGACGCAGGCAAGATTAGATTTATACAAACAAGGTATTTTCGAAGGTAACCCAGATATTAATTGGGGAGATATCGGCGTTACATATATTGTTGACGCATGTAACGGTATAGGCGGTCCAAATGATTTAGAAAACGAAGAATCATATTACCACAAACAATTTCAACCAAGATTAATTAAATCAACATCCGAAGACGCATATCATAATTTCTTTGTTTTACAAGATATTAAAATAGATGTACTATGGATAGATGGTGATCATTCATATGATGGAGTTAAATTAGATTTTGATCTATATTCTACATTATTGTCAGATAAAGGTATAATAATTATACACGATACTGATTCTAAATATGAAGAAAATTTACTTATATCTGAAGATGCAAAAAAAGATCACCATAGATTCGATGGACCGCCTAGACTAATTAAAGAATTAGAAAAAAACCCGATATATAATTTGATTAATTTACATAATTTTCGTATATTACCAAATAAACCATCTTCAAGTGGTGTAACGGTAATTAATAAGAAAAATGGTTAAACTATTAACAGTTATAGGTCACGGAGTTAATTTACTTCCGCATTTCATCGAACATTATCAAAAACATGTTGATGAAATTAATATTGGAGTATATGAAACTGAATTACATCCCAATTTAACCGAAGAGGTTAATGAAGTCATTAAAAATTACGAAAAAGTTAATGTTGTAATAACAATACAAGAAAGAGTTTTTGACTGGGAAAAAGTAACACATTTATATAATTTTATTAAATCAAAACAAAGAGATAGTTGGTACGTTATTGCCGATATAGATGAGTTTCATTTATATCCAAATGATAGTTTACATAAATTAATATACGATTGTCAAGAAAACAATTGGGATATTGTTAGAGGAGGGTTTATTGATAGAATAGGTAAAGATGGTGAATTTAATGAATTACTTGACAATTTATCCATATGGGAACAATACCCAAATGCGGGATTTTTTAGGTATCCGATGAGTAATGCTTGTCCAAATAAAATATGTGTAATAAAAGGATATGTTGACGTAACACCAGGTCAACATTATGCAAAAATTGACGGGCAAACAACATGGAGATGGCAAGGTTGGCATCACCCTTTAATCGCACCAATTGATACATATTCAGTTCAAGTACATCATTTTAAATGGGATGCGACATCAATCGAAAGAATATTAAATGTTGCTAACATTAAAGAAGAGTATGCATTTTCGGACGAATATTTGACAATGTATAAAGAATTGAAAAAAACAAATTTTAAAATAAATCTTATTAAACCGGATTACATGTTTGAACTTGGTTTAACACAACCAGAGTTTAGTGGATATAAAAATTGGAATAAATTAATTAAAAAAATAATATCAATATGAGTACTAAAGTAGAAAAAGAAATCGACGCGTTAGCGTTAGAGACAAGAAAAGTAAAGGCGTTAGAAAAAATTGCGAATTCAATGGATGCCTTAACCGTATGGTTCGAAGAAATCGATAAAGAAGAGTGGAGCCAAAGAATACAATACTACTTGGCTGAATTTCACACTGCGGTGAAACCAAAAGAAGAAGTAAAACCAAAAGATAATAAAAAATAGTGGATAGAAAATTAGGGATAATTGTTCCGTATAGGAATAGGGAAGAACATCTAAAGGTCTTTTTAAAAAAAATGTCCCAGTATCTCAGCGCCCGTAAAATGGACTATGAAATTATTGTAGTCCACCAAGATGATGCAAAATTATTTAATCGAGGTGCGTTATTAAACATTGGGTTTAAAATCGCCGAAGAATTAAAATGTGAATATGTTGTTTTTCATGATGTGGATATGATTCCATTAATTGTTGATTACTCATATAGTGACATTCCTTTGCATTTAGCGACAGATTTTAAACCAATTGAGGGAAACCAAGAAAGAGAACTATTTGAAGAATATTTTGGAGGAGTAACATTATTCCCAATGGAGGAATTTCGTAAAATAGACGGATATTCAAATAAATATTGGGGGTGGGGTTATGAAGATACTGATTTGTTACACAGATGTCGAAAAAACAACATCAAATTAGATACGTGGAAAATTAAAAACACTGGCTCTAATGGACCAGCATTAAAATTGAATGGACATAATGCTTATGTTAAGGGAATTAATAAATTTAATTTAAATAATAATTTAACAATATTTATTTCGTTTTATCCTGATAATTTTACATGTGATCACGAAAAAAATATTGATAATTTTTCTATTTTTTCAATACCTGGGTATGACACATCAATATCATTTAATTCGTTCTCTAGATATAATTTCTGTACATTTGGAGAAGAAGAAAAAAATGTTTTTTATGTCAACTCAAAGATTAAACCAAACTACAAAACAAATATTTGTGTAAGGTTTAATAGTACTAAAGATATTATTAGTGTGTTTCAAGATGGAGAATTAATTGAAGACATATATCATTTTGAAAAGTTAATAAAATACAATAAAGAGTCGTTCTTTTATTTAGGTGTCGGAGATCCAAACAGAGAACATGATTTAAAATATTTTAAAGGGTATTTAGACTCTTTCGCAGTTTTTGATGATATATTAGAAGATGAAGAGATTATAGAAATATCAAAAAATCGTTACTTTGGACTAACACAAAATTTTGGTAATTATACATCCTCACACATATTACAAACATACTACGATGCTAAGTTTATAAAGGAATATAAACTAATGGATTTATCTGGAAACGGTAATGATGGTGAAATTATAAATTGCGAAATAACAGAATTAGAATTTGAACCGTATAAAGAAGTAAAAATACCATTTAGAAGAGAATCAAAGTTTGGTTCACTTTTTCACAAACAAAATGGATTCTTTAATAATAAATGGAAACAACAAGCAACTAGATGGAATCAATTAAGGTTTCAAAATGAAGTTTTATTAGACGATGAATTAATAAAAAATGACGGACTATCAACATTAGAGTTTATAGAACATGGTAGAACAAACGAGAATAATATAACACATATTAATATTGGGATATGAGTCATAAATTGGGGATATGTATCCCGTATAGAAACAGAAAAGAACACGTGGAACAATTAATTCCACACCTAACAAAATAC